GCTTGTATTAGCTCGGTTTTCACCACTACACCTATTATTTCCCGGTGTAGATCCCTAAAGGATTTACATTTGTTTACGCCTCTTTGGTGCGCTGTTCATCTAGTGCTTCATCGAAGCAATCTAATATTATCTTGCTGAGGTATCTATTCACGGCCTTTCGGTCATGGTAGAAACTTCTGCTTGATACTACTGGTAAGTATTCAACCGGAGCAACAGTGTCTGGCTCTAAATCATCCAGCACTGAGAACATAAGAAATTGTAGTTCTCGTGAAGTCTGAGTTAAAGCAAGCACAATAGGATGGGATCCCGCAAGGGATCCTATACTCCTATCTGCCAAGGTCTTCTCATCACAAGACACGCCGATGGATTTAAAATTCTCCACAAGGTGTGGGAATTCTGTTTCCATATCTAGAGGTTTTATCTCCATCGCTTTCTTTATTATGTTATCGGTCCGCTTAGATATAATTCTTTGAAGTATATCTTCACGATTGATTATCAAGTCAGAGTTACCGCACTTAAGTGTGGGCTCTGAGGATAGTCTTAACCATAACATGTACTGAAGGCGTCGAAGGTCCTCCGATTTAAGAACCTTAGACAGACCGTGATGGCCTGTATCTGTAGAAATGAAATCTCTCTTACCTAACAATTCTACTAAATCTAATATACTATGTATATCATTTTTAGACAGAATGTTATGTTTGATTGAAGACATTTCTAAGCCTCGTAGAGAGAGCCTTTTGGCAAACTCTATTTGGCAATTCTTTTTATCACCAATGATTGACTTAGTAGGATTGATCGTAAGACCAATCTGACTTAGTAACCATTGGTAGCGTCGCGCCACTTTTGTGTTAAATATCACTATGTCATCGCCTAATAAACGGTACTGTTTGAAGAACCTCAAAGGTTTCCCTTTGTGGATATTCTCCCAGTTTGCCGCGAATTGGACAATGTCATGGTGCCAAAGAGCAAAACTTGGGAAGGAAGATAGTAAGCCTAACGGCTGACCTACTTTCCATCTTACGTTTTGTCCAGTGGCTTTAACATAAAAGTCCCGTTTCGTCATTACTGAGTACCAGCTTTCGGCTACATGTAGATTTGCCATAAGCTGAAGACGGTATTTCTGCAGACGTGCAGGAATTCTATCTGAAGCTGATGACAAGTCAAAACAATAAGTGGGATGTCCCATACTTTCCTGGATTAAGGTTGTGAAACCTTTATCTTGGTCAGCAGTGGCATCCGTACTTATTGACTGTAGTGTTCTATTCAAAGAAATTTGAATAGACTTCAATGAAAGTTGAGACCAGTAATCTCCTATTGCGAATATTCGCGTCTTACCAGCAGGTTCGGCTGAAAAGCCTAACCTACCAGTAAGTAACGTTTCTTTGCTTGTGCTCGCTTCAGCTTGTCGCATCATCCATTCGGTAATCCAATCTTGCCCTAGGGCTCGATTGAGTTCCGTTATGGAAGTTGCTAGAGTTGAATCTTGCATAACAGCTTTGGCGTCAAGATGTGAACATGCTATTGAAGGTCCATTAGGACCTTTCGACAGTGTTGTTAACACTTTGCCCCAAGGCTGAATAGGATCTGTTAAGGAACCTAAATACCACTTACGTTTTAACGTAAATCTTTTTAGGAATTTTCTAAACTTCTTACCAATGTTCCGAACGGATTTCTGAGTTTCCTCAGTCATCTCGTCAGTAATACTTGATAAGTCAGTATAGTCTATTTCTAATCGGATTTGTTCGAAAGAACGAGCGATAGTTAGGGCGAGACGTTTGTTATCTCTATTCCCCTTGATGAGTGGTCGTAAAGACCACAGGGGTTTAGGAATACCAAACGAATCGACCTTACAGAACGATATAGGATGAGTTGGAAGCTCTAACAGATAGTTACGTAGAAATGCGTAGCAATCTTTGTAGAGTCCTAGTGTGTACTGTTTTCCATTATTCTTTATAGAATCATGGAGACCGGTTTCATACTTGATCCAAATGTCAGTGACCTTAGAAGATGTAAAATTATGTAAATCTAGAGAAGCTAGTAAAGCTAATCTATTTTTACTTAATCTTTGCATATTTTATGGTTGTCTGATATTTTGATCTGCTCTCCCGACAGGGAAATGTCGGTGCCACCAATCAGACAAAGGTGATCAAATAGAAACAGAT